CCATACCTCTATCCAAGGTGTGTTTTCTGGAATGGGAATTGTTTACACTATGGCGGATAAGACCGCAGAGAGTGTCCCATACATCTCCTTAAAAGAGGTGTCGTTTTTGAAGAGGAAATTTGTGGACCATGAGGCCTTTCCAGGTCTGAAGGTAGCTGCTCTTGAAAAAGAGAGTATCTATAAGATGATGGTTTACACAATTCCTTCGGGTGCGGTATCGCCCGACGAGCAGCTCGCAGCTGCACTCTGCTCAGCCCAGGCTGAAGCGTTCTTCCATGGGAGAGAATTCTATGATCAGATTTGGAATCTGATTGAGGATATCCCAAAAAGTGATGAGCTTCGTGTTCGAATGGAAGAGAACCCTCGACCCTCCTGGTATCGTATGATCCGGAGATTTATTGAGGCATCCCCGAAGCTTTTGGCTCAACAAATCGTGCCAGCGACTGAAAAGTCCGAAACGATTGAAACCAAGCGTAGTTACTGTCATGTCAATGAAATTGAACTGCAAACGTCATGGAGCGTGGACGCTTGGGGATCGACCGCTATGGAGCGTTCCTCCGAAGTCTGTATTTACAGAGGGGTAAAGCAATCCCCCAAAAAAGTTCATAAGAGCAGGCGTACTAAGGAAGACCCTGACTTCGAAAACACATTTCTTACGAAGAATTTCTTGAACACAACAGAAACGGTCTTTGGCATCGATACGGAAATGACCCGTGCCATTGATAACTCAGTCATCACACACACTCAGAACACTAAAAATGTTCAAGATCTTGTTAAGCTCTATCAAAAACAGACGAGTAAGCAAAGGAAGAAACGCTGGTCAAACCGTCCAGTAGCACAATCGAGTGTTACGATGGATCTTGGGAGTGAAGCTCCCATGCAGGGAAATTCTGACTCGCATCAGGAAACTGTTACGTTTGTTAACGAGCCTTCTGGAGTGCATGTCGACCTTGGTACTAGTGCCACTGCGATTGTACGGGATATGAATATGCCCCAGGGTCTGGCAACTTACTTTTCACGAGCAAAGTTGATCCATACCTATTCATGGGCTGAAAACGCAGCAGACGGTCCAAAATCTTCGTTCTCTCCGTGGAAAGATTTTTTCACATCTACGGAAATGTCCAACAAATTGCAGGGGTACAGTTTGCTTAATTG